TAATAGTACTCTATAAGGTATCAATACTTATAAGTTATGATACACTTTGACACAGTAAGTGCTATCAATATGTTTACTTGTCTTATAACTTAGTGTCATAAGTAACCAGGCAATATAATCAAGTTGAACGATGGGGTAGGGGCCTCCAGGGGGGCAGGTGTGTTCTAAAAACCTAACATTTTCAAGCCCTGCACCAAGCCACAGAGAACTGCTCAGCAAAAAATGAGACTTGAGGGGAAAATGAAACCTCAAAAAAATCCTACAAAAAATTTTTTGGAAACTTGAGAAAAAATAAAAAGCCTACTTAACAGTAGACTCTTTAAGAAGTTGAATAGCTTTATCTAAAAGTTTAGATATTGGAACAGATGATTGGTTAGAATATTCTTTAAGCCATTGATACAACTCTTTATCAATAGCGGAACCAATTGGAACTCTGTTTTTTAAATCTTTTCTTGCCAAAATAATCACCTCGAGTTAATTATAAAATATATTACAACTGATTACAACTGATTGTAACTGATATAAGTTTGTGATATAATATAATTAAGAGGTGAGATAGAATGTATTTTGGAATTTACTCAATAACAAATGTAGTAACAGGCGATATGTATATAGGGCAAACAATTCAAGATTTTGAAAAAAGATGGAAAAGTCATATAAGTGCTTTGAACAGAGGAAATCATGACAATGAATATCTTCAAAGAAGTTGGAATAAATATGGCGAAGATGCTTTTAAGTTTAAAGCTATACATTATTGTGACGAACTTGATATTTTAAATGATTTAGAAAAGTATTATATAAAAAAATATGATACTTATAATAATGGATTTAATATGACAGAAGGTGGAGACTATTTTCTAAATGAGATTCCAGAAGAAATACGAAAGAAAAGATTAGAAAATTTAAAGAAAGTAAATAGAGAAAGAAGTGATTATACAGAGCATCAAATTGCTAAGGTTAAGGAAATGTTGTCAGTGCTAGAAAATAATCCAATCTCTATAAAGAAAATATCTAAATTAACTGGAGTTAGAGAAAATATCATTTATAGCATTAAAAATCTTGACTCTTGGATAGATGTGAGATCCGATTTAAATGAAAAAATCAAACAATTAAATTTTATAGAGTGTAGAAATAAAAAAATTATAGAGGATTTATATTCTTATAATTATTCTTTAGAAGAACTTTGTAATAAATATAATCTTGCAGAAAATAGCATTAGAACTATTTTTTACAAAGAAAAAATAAAAGATTATGGTAAAGTTTTTAAAGATGTGAAAAATACTCGAATGAAACAAAAATTTTTAAAAGGAATGGAAAAAGGTATCGAAACGTTTATAGATATGGAAAATTTTACTGGACATTCGAGATATACACTTGAAAAAATGTGTGAAAGAGAAGGATTACAAGAACAATGTAAAAAGCTAAGAAAAATAAGAAATAAAAATATGTATAAGAGCAAAGAAAAAGGAGTTAATTATGATATTAAAAGGAAAAGTTGGTTTTTAAGAATAAATTTTAATGGCGAACAGATACCAATAGGTCATTTTAAAACAGAAAAAGATGCTATAGATGCAAAACAACAGTTAATTCCACATATAAAAACTAATGATTATACTTCTATATTAGCAATAAAAGCTAAATATAGTAAAAAAGTTACTCCTAAGAAAACTATTAAAGCAATAAACATAAAAGATAATTCAGAAGAAATTATTGAAGGAATAGGAGTTTGTGCAAGAAAACTTGATATTCCAAGAAAAAGCATAGAAAAAGTGCTACAAGGAAAACAAAAAACAACTTATGGATATACATTTGCGTATATTTAAACGTTAAAAATAAAAGTTAAATTTTTATAATTAGGTTTACAATTCTTAAGACTTATGATACAATATAAGTATAAAAGATAATCATAGGGGGTTGTAAATATGAAATACGGATATGCAAGAGTTAGTACTTATTCACAAAAGAAAGATGGAAACTCATTAGAAGGTCAAACAGAAATATTATTAGCAAATGGGTGTTTAGAAGAAAACATAGTAGTTGATTCTTATACTGGAACAAAGAAACAAGAAGATCGCAAAAATTTTGATAAACTTCTTAAACAATTAAAACCAGGAGATACATTAGTAGTAACTAAGTTAGACAGATTTGCTAGAAGTACAATACATGGATTAAGCATAATAGACAAATTACTAGAACAAGATATAAAGGTTCATATAGTAAACTTAGGTTTAATGGATAATACACCTAACGGAAAGCTAATAAGAACTATCTTCCTTGGATTTGCCGAATTTGAAAGAGACATGATAGTTGAAAGAACAAAAGAAGGCAAGGCAATAGCTAGACAAAGAGAAGATTTTACGGAAGGTAGACCTCAAAAGTATTCCAATAAACAAATTAAGCATGCCATTGATCTAAAGCAAAGTGGCATGAGTTATAAGCAAGTTACAGAAGTAACAGGAATAAGCAAAGCTACACTAATTAGAAGAATGAAAGAATATCAATAAGAAAATAAATAATAATACATTTTAAAAGTCAGAGAAATCTGGCTTTTTTTATTAGGAATATGTTCCGATTGAAAAAATATTGTTGGGAGATTAGAATATAATTATCAGTTAAATATTGGGTGTTCGTTCAAAGGTAGGACACAGGATTTTGATTCCTGGAATAATAGTTCGAATCTATTACGCCCAGCCATGTATGTGTTTTAAAAAATAAATCTAAATCTATTTTAGGTAGCTTAGTATCTTTAGGATAGCATTGTGTGAGCAGTGTAAAGGCATGCTGACTACATGTCGCTAGTTAACTAGTCCATCTAAGCAGAACTGAATGTCCAACGTCTTCATGAATTGATAGTAGTGGAGATAACTACGTAACCCAAGAGGGACAGTCTTCGAAAAGGCGAACCGTATATCGAAGATTTTCAGGTGGCACTGAATAATTTACCTCACGCCAAATTGGTCATGTAGCGAGACATAATCAGGAGGTTATATAGTCCGATGCTGATAACAAAGGGCACTAACCATTGTTAATAGTGAAACAGTGAAAGGGCTGGAGTATGTATTAACAACGTGGAGTAAGAATTCAATGAAACACACTGATGTTGTGAAGTATTTCGTGTCTCAAAAGGAAACGAATCTTCAGGAACAGCACAACGTCTGTCAAATTTAATTCAGATTTATACAGGCATAGAGAATATTAATTTTGGATGATAAATTGTCTATGATAACAAAACAATAAAAGGAAAAGTCTGTTCCCTTATAGTATGAAAGTGGCTTAATACTAGAATATCCTTGCATGATATAATCTAGTGCGTGACACCTCCCAAGGGTGAATCGTTTAACATGAAGTTGCATGGTGGTTTTGCAAACCTTTGTTGCTCGCAAGGTAGACAGAATACGAAGTGTTGAGTAGTACTATAGTAGAGTGCCTCGTGTTAGGGTTTTGTGGCACTATAAAAATACAACCAGTCATGGACAATACGTATTAGGTGCGTGGATAAGCAGAGAATAAATAATGCTGCGAAAGGTGTCTACAGAAGGCTTTAATCTCGAGCCTTCTAAATAGAATATTGGCTTATAGCTCAACGGATAGAGCACATGGCTACGGACCATGGTTTGTTGTGAGTTCGAATCTCACTAGGCCAGCCATTAAATTAAAAGGAGAAGTGTATATGAAACTGGGAGAATTAGCAAAATTCAATATTCATAATCAATTTAATTTTGAAAAAAATAAAAAAAGTGGAGTAAGCTCTAAAATAAGTTACTCTTTAGATCGTTTTTTAGAAAATGCCATTGATTTAGATAAGAAAAATAAAAAAGAAGAAGTTGTTTGTTATCTAAATGGTAGAGCAATGACTAAAAGCAAACTAGAAAAGACTTTTCCTAAAAAGAAGAAAAACAAATCAAAGAGAAAATATATAAAAAAGAAAAAGACAAAAGAGTAGTTATTAATTAGCTGCTCTTTTTTTATGCAAATAAATTCAGAAAGGAGAGGTTAGATGATTTATTTTGATGATATAGAGTTTCCTAATGATAATAAATACTCTTTATATTTGATTGATAAATATCTAAAGAAATATTTTCCTAAAAATCAGGATAATATTAGAAGGAAATACACTCCTAACGAGGTTGCAAAGGTAATCGGAGAAAAGGATATAACATTTTTTAGTTTATATTTTCTTAGAACGACTTTCGTACCAAGTGATGACAACAGTGCAAGGGAATTATGTGAGGAACATTATAAGATATGGAGAGTTCTTTCAGAGGCCTTTGTACAGGATTTATACGACAAACTTAATATAGTAGAGCCTCGAGGACTTGCTAAGTCAACCATATGCGATAAAACACTTGCAATATGGTTACATTGCTATAAAAAATCAAAGTTTACTCTATTAGGAGCCAAAACTGCAGATGATGCCGAGCAATTCTTAAATTCTATAAAGAAAGAGTTTTTAGAAAATGAGCTTATAAAAGATGTATTTGGAAACTTAATAGATTTAAAAGGTAAAAAGCCTAATTCGAAAGATTATTACAAGGTTAACTCAGGTGAAATTGAGTTTACTAATGACACATATATAAGGGCAGTAGGGTCAACCACTTCTGTTCGTGGTGCTAACTGGGGAGGTGTAAGGCCTACTGTTGTTATAGCGGATAATATAATTGTCCGTAGGTTATAGAAATATAACTTATAGAATCGGTGGAATTAATGTAGAAGCCTAAATTTAATATTGATAATGATATAACTTTCAATCTGATTATGATATAATATAATTAAGAGGTGATTGTTATGAAGAGATTAACTTTTGAATATGTAAAAGAATGGGTTGAAAACAATTCTGAATGTATTTTGTTATCAACTGAATATAAAAATGCTAAAACAAAATTAAAATTTAAATGTAAATGTGGTAAAGAATTTGAAAGAACTTGGGATTCTTTTAAAAGGGATAAATTTCATTTATGTAAATCATGTTCTAATACTGTAGAGGTAAAAGGAGTACCTTCTCAATATATAACTAAAGGGATTGCTAAGAAACCATTAGAAGAAGTAATTAAAATAGTTGAAGAAATAGGCTGTAAGTATATAAGAAGATATACAAAAAAAGGAACAAGAAGTACTATAGTTGAATTTGAATGTCCTTACCATGGTTTACAGAAAGTATTTTGGACTAATCTAGAAAAAAGAAGATGTTGTCCTCAATGTAACGAATATAATAAACAAAATTCTAGACTATCACAAAAGGTTGAAAAATACCTTATTGAAAATAATATTGAATATATTAGAGAGTATAAATTTGATAATTGCAAAAATAAAAGACCTCTGCCTTTTGATTTCTACATACCATCACTAAAAATGGTTATTGAAGTTAATGGTAGACAACATTACGAAAAAGCTTATTTTGGAGGATGTACTGAAGAAGAAGCAGAGAAATTAATAACTACTAAAAAACATGATGCTATTAAAATTGAATTTTGTAAAAAAAATAATATTAAATATATAGAAATTCCATTTTTTACAGATGATAAAAACTTTACATATATCAATATATTAAACAAGGTAATACTAGGGGAAGTTACAGTTTAAAAGCTGATAACACACGCAGAGCATAGGCATTGAACCTATGCTTTTATTATTATGTAAAAGTATAGAATATAATATGCCCACGAGCCACCGACACGATTATTTATAGAGTAATCTGAGAACCTAACGTTAAACGAGGGTGAAAATGTATGCCGAGCTATATGGAAACATATAGAACTAGAGGATAAAAAGCCACTAGGATAACAAAATGGATTATCAATCCGAAGTTGATGTTATAACTGAAGATGCTAGAGAAAAGAAATGGAATAGATGGTGTAAAGAAGTAGAGGAAGTTGGAGATACTGCAGTATTTAGAAAAGGTAAAAAAGTTAAAGCAGCAACTAAGTTTGTAAGTATAGGAACAGTTTTACACATTGATTGCTTAATAAGTAAACTTAGCAGAAATAGAGATTATCATACTATTATTAATAGGGCTGTTTTATTAGAAGATGGCCAAACAATAGATGATATATTTGAAAGTGATTTATGGCTTGAATGTAAGAAAATTTATTTTGATGATAAAATAGAAGATCCTCAAATACAGGCTAGAAAATTTTATGAAAAACATATAGATGAAATGAAATATCCATTACTATGGGAAGAAAAATGGGATTTCTTTAGTGATATAGCAGTTAAATATTGGACTAATAGAAAATCATTTATGTCAGAAAAAATGAATGATGCTAGCACGCTAGGAGTTAGATGGTTCAAAGCTATAAGAACTCAAGCAGAAGAAGAAATTGAGGAC